GTCCGGATGGAGAACGCCACGTTTTAACCGCGGCGCAAATATCAATTTTGTTCGCAAGATCGATACCTACCCAAAGCGGCCAGTTACGCAACTCATCATCGGGCGCAATATCTGCACACTTCGCCCAGCGGTCCATATCCATCCAGGCACTTTCAGCCGTCACCCAGATATTTAGATGCTTCGTAAAGAAGTTCGGACGGGCGGCGATCTGCTCTTTCGCCTTTTTTGCCAGACGGCGCATATCGTCCCAGCGCTTACAGATGCCAAGCCCCGGATTCGCCTTCGGCCAGTTCTTTTCATCGAACGGGTCGTCGTCTTCATCTAGCGTGTAAATGACAGCAAAATAAGTGTCATCGTCCACCACGCCGCGCAGCACTTTTATCGCGTAGTCGCGCTGTTCGAAACAGATACCCTCTTTGTTAGAACCAGCTGTCGTAATGGCAAACAGCAATGATTGAAGACGCGCGCCGGTGGCCGTTTCCAGTACGTCCCAGACGTCACGGGTGCGGTGAGCGTGAAGCTCATCCACGATCCCGCAATGAATGTTCAGACCGTCGAGGTTATTTGCGTCGCTGGAAAGCGGTTCAAACTTTGAGGCTGTTCTCTCCTGATGGATGTTCAGTTTGACGTGACCAAACAGTCTGCCCAGTGTCCGGGGGGCTTTCTTGATCATGTTCTTTGCATCATCGAACACGATTCTGGCCTGGTCACGGGTGGTTGCAGCTGAGTAAACCTCGGCGCCGCCCTCTCCATCCGCGCCAGTCATGTACAGGCCAATACCCGAGGAGAGAGTCGACTTTGCGTTTTTACGCGCCACCTCGTTATAGGCCGTACGGAAGCGGCGAACCATAATTGCATCGCCGTCTTCATCGAACATCTGCTCCCCGGTCATTTCATCGATCAGGGGGATAACGAAGCCAAAAAGATTTATAAGAATGAAGATGTCCCACGCCATCAGCTCTATTGGCTTGCCTGCCAGTGCGCCTTTTACGTGTGGGACGAAGTTATAGAAATCGAGGATGTGCTGGGCGCGATCCTCACTGAAGTAGACGCCGCGTTCCGGCCCATGCTCTAAATCGTTAAGGAATCGTTGGCACGAAAGCCGCACCAGTTCGCCAGCAACAATCTCGCCGGATAGCACGCGCTCGGCGTACTGGATACCATCCGAAACCGTTGCCATTCATCATTTGCGCTTTTTCAAAAATTCTTCGAGTGGGTCAGCTTCCCCTTTCCCTTCGCTGCTGACTTTGCTGCGAGCGGCTGGGGTCATGCCGAATTCAGACATCATTGCCCGCAAACGTTTCCAGGCATCGGACATCATCGCAACCTGTGGATGAGCTTTTACTAACGTCTCACCCTGCATATTCGTTACGTTGTAGGTCTCGCCAACCTGGTCAATCACATCACGATGTTTTCGCCATTCAACATACGCGCCGATCAGAAGTTCCAGCGCCATGCCATCAAGCTTGGTGATCACATTTGAGCAATCCAACTCTTCCCCGATCCGTTTGAACCAGTACTTTTCCTGCTTGTTAAAATGCTTCGGAATTTGGGGTACCCCAGAAGGAGGTTTTGGCTCTGCCTTGTTCAAGGCCCTTTTCGATGGGTTACCCTTGACCAAACGCAGAGCTGTCGGGGTTCTCGGCGGTCCGGACATGATTGAAAACTCCTATTAATCGATCCTCAGGGGACCCCTAAAAAAGATTTGTAACCTGCGGGTGTGTGACAAAAACTTAGGCGGCGGTCCTGAAGCGCGAAAGGCCTGAACTCTCAACCCGCCCTCCCTGTCTGATGATAACGATTATCGTTTGAGCCGTTCACGGCCTGTTTTCGCCCGATGGCAAGGCCAGCACAGGCTTTCGAGGTTGTCTGGGTCATCGGTACCCCCATTGGCTTTCGCAATGATATGGTCGACGGTTGTTGCTGGTGTGATCCTGCCCTGTCGTGCGCACTCCTGGCACAGGTGCTTATCACGACCGAGGATAATCGGACGGAGTTTGTCCCAGCTGGTGCCGTAGCCGCGTTCATGCCGTGACTGTCCCCTCTGGTGCTGCTGCCATCCTTCATTGTGATGCGTCTCACAATAACCAGAGCGGTCTGTCGTGGTTCGCCCACATCCGTGCTTACGGCATGCGCGGGGAATTGCTGCTGGCATATTGGTTTCCCTATCAGGGGGACACGGCCAGACGCCATGCGCGCCGCCGTTCTATCCTTGGTTGATTGTCTGGGTGTCGCTCTACCGTGACGCCGTCTGTATGATCCACCAGCGAGTAACAGGGATAGATGACCTTGCCTCCCAATGCATCACCGACTGCATAGTCAGCCGCCTTGGTGCGGTTCCAGTTCTGCATGATCCGCTTTAGTCCACTGACTGGGGGGCTGTAGCACACACCGTGAATAAGCCGGTCCATCGTGATGTAATCACCGCGGCGCATATCGGCTTCAATCAGGCTGGCTGCTATCTGCTGCTGATACTGTGGCGGGCGGCCGGTACCCAGATAGAAACTGATGAGGTTATCGGGGAACCTGGTCACCCATTCACGAACCGAATCAGTGAAGCCAGACAAAGGAAGCGCGTCATCTTCCATGATCACCACGCGGGATTCCTGCTGGCTGGCCCACTCGATAGCGCGCCGGTGATTCCAGTTGGCGCCATTGTCCCCATCATCCACCAGCAGGTGAGCATCAAGCAGGTGCGAAAGTTGGCTGGCCTGATACCGCCGGGAATGATGGCCGACTACCACAACCTTTATTTGTGCTTCCACCATGCGAACTCCTTACCCATACCATCATCAGATTTAAAGATGGTGTGAACCCTTGGACCCGTGACAACACGGTCACCGAATGACTTTGCAGCCATGCCAAACGCGCACATATCAACCGCTGTCGCTGGCGCTGTCTCCATCTTCCAGAATCTCTGGCTTTCGATGCGGTAATGCAGCCTGATGATCCGGTGCGCAAACTCCATCACGTCATCACGCGAGCCGCCGAGAAGTCCAGCATTAAGCAGTGGCTCATCGCGGTGTTGAACAATGAATTCACCGTATGCTCGCCCGTGATGATTGGCCTTCATCCAGCCGTCGGCGTAAGTCTTATGTTCTGAGCCAACGTATATCGTGCCGGGTACCATCTCAGCCCAAGGCTCACGCAACATCTCAACGTCAGTGCCATCCGTACACCAGACGAACCGGTATTCAGGATGAGTTCTGAGATGTTGGTAGATGTGAACCCAGCGAGCAAAGTACGGGCTCATCTGAACCGCAGGCACCATAACCAGAGAAGCGCCAGCAGGTGCAATACTGAGCTGGTCCGCCAGTACCACAGCGTCAGCGCCGCGAATCGAAGATGACCAGGCAGAAAGAACTGATTGATCAGGCTTCATTGCAGCTGCACGCTGGGGATCTGGCTGGCTGGTCAACAGGGTCGTAATGACCACGTCACGTTCACGCAGATAAGGGGCAAAGCCGGTATAGCCACTGTCACGCCTGCTGTTGTAAATCCCGACATTGCGCTTTACCAGCGCCTCACGGTCAGGTCTCGGAACAGAACGTTCGACAGCCGCATGCTCATCCAACGAATGGATCAGCTTTTCCGAACCAGTCACATCAACGAAAGCCCACGTAGACAGGCCAGCATTATGGATGCGCAGCGCCAGATCTGGATGCTCGTACATGCCACGTCCATAAATCGGGTCAAACCCGCCGACCTTCTCAATCGCGCTGCGGTGGTAATACAGCATCACGCCACGCTGGCCGGTATAAGCAATATGCCGGTCGTCACGATATAAAATCGTCATGTCTTTAATCTTGTGCGGGGTGCTCACATCGAGAAACTGGTAAGCCAGATGAGGCTCCGGCGATTCAACGTAGGGAACGTGCCAGTTATCGCAGATCGGATAGGCGTCGTCATCCCACAGAAAAAGGTGCTCACAGCCAGCATCAATCAGCTCCTCGAGGCTGCGGTTTTTCGAAGCCACGATCCCGAGTGATTTCTCGTTCCTGATTATTTCGATACTGCCGGCGGCGGCGGCGGGCACTGAACCATCATCTATCACAATCAACTTGGCGCCAGCCGGGAGGTGCTTCAGATGCTGCTCAATCGTTTTTGCCAGAACAGCAGGCCGGTTGTGCGTCGTGATGGCGATTCCAATCCGAGCGCCAGAATTGCACGCAGGCGCATACGGGACACCATCGATAGTGACCTGCATATTAGCTCCAATAAAAAACCGCCATAAAGGCGGCTTATAAATTTATGTGGTGGCGGGTGCTGATCTCCCGCTTTGCGGCTTGACGATCTAGGTCTGCGGTGCCACAAGTACGACCGGACATGCCAATCAGCCTTGGCTAATCCCCCACAATTCGACATTATCACAGGCACTCAGTGAATGCCTGCTGTAATGCCTACTCAGATCGCTGGCTGGATATCAATATAGTATTGTTTCCCCTGCTCAAATTGTTCGAATGCAGCAGGGTTAGAGATGACCATTTGCAGTTGCCCGCTAGGTGTGTATTTCGACCAACTCTCGTTCTCCGCGCTGCCAGTCGTTACCGCACTCAGGTTAACGACAGCAGTAGAGTTATCCGGGGATTTCTGAATTGAGATGCAGCTAAATTTTGCACGTACAGTCATGGCTTTTTCCTGTCAGTTGATTTTGCAACGTTTCTGAGCTTCAGCGGCATAACCCTGAAGGTATTGAATTACTTCGGCGTCTCTGCTGGTTGACTCTCTGAGACTGAGAACAGCTGATCCACCTGCTGGCGTGAGGTCGATTTGTACTGCATCGCCCAGGCTGCCGGTGCCGGAAGTGCTGTTCCCGACGAGCTGGCAGGTGGCAAGGTTTGCCGCGGCGATTCGCACCCGGCGAGTACCAGCAGCAACATCAGCGCGCAATTTCTCATTCCTGGCATGTTCATCTGCCATTTCCTTTGTGTGCTTCGCATCCAGCGCCGCCAGCGCGGCCTGTGCCGCTTCGGTGCGCTTCTGCTGGTTGGTCAGGTCGATCACGGCCTGATCGCTTTGTTTCTTCAACTCTACGGTGTGGGATTCTTTCAGTTTGGAAACGTCGGCGTCCCAGCGAAGCCCTTCTATCCACCACGCCAACGCGGCAGCCGCTGCAATGGCAACGGCCGTTTTCCAGTAAGCTTTCAGCAGAGCAGTAAAAAGAGATGTTTCCACTAGTGGATCCTCAGATGCCTAAAGCCTTTTTGGCTACCGCGTAACGTGCCTGACGGTCAGCCAGACCGTTGTCACCACCGTTAATGCGTTTGGTCAGCCCCACAAAGTCGCCAGAATCGGCAAAGCTGTTGCAGTTGTTGGCTTTCCAGAACCAGCCCGCCGACCGCGCCGCGTATTCGTCCTGAAGCAGTAGGTCAGGATTGCTGATCAGGTCGATGCCCAGCGCGCGGCCACAGGCCAGATAATTATCGAGGAACGTGATTTGCTTCAGTCCGCGGCCACGGAATTTATAACCATCACCCGCCGCCTTGTTTCCGTATCGACCGGCATATACAAGATTTGCAATGGCGCGCTGGCGCTCTACCGGTAACGGGCTTTCCCCATTCCGTCGCCCGAGCTGTTCCCGCTGTGATGCAGTAAGCCGGTTTCCGAAGATAGCCAGACCAGCAATCGAATAGTTGAACGACTCGGACAGCGTTTTAAAGCCACCTGATTCCGTGCCAATCTGAGCAATGAATGCCGCCTGGCGCGCGGGCGTCGAAATTTCGAATTCAGCCATCGTTGATATCAGGTGCGGATACCAACGCGTGGCTAAGTCGGCGCTCAGTGAAGCCGCCCGGGTAAATTGGTCTTTAGTCATTGCGGAAGTCTCAGGACTTTAATTATTTTCGCCACGTTCCCGCGCACGGCGAATATCGCAATGCAGATAACGAGGTTCAGTAAGAGGATGGCCCAGCGCGTGCCGTCGTAATGGTCGAACAGGAAACGCAGCGGGACATGGCCGTAAATCAGGATCAGCAGGTAGGCCAGCCACGACGCCCAGCGGCGATGTGTGGCCCCGTTCTTTCGAAAGAAGCTCAGCCGGATAACCACCAGCGTACAAACCACCACGTTCAGGATTACCAGCGGGTCATTTATTACCACTTTGCCCCCTCCACCGATCAATCAGTGATGTTGGGTTCTTTGCCCTGTTGCTGGCGAACGTAAGCAGCTGCACAGCCAGAGCGGAGATGATAACCGCGCCCAGGGCATCCAATGGTTTGTCGTAGTCCAGATATTTAGCCAACTTCGCACCGGCCACGCCCGCAGCAAAAATTCCGGCAAGGAATGAAACGGTGAAATAAGACACCCTTCGCCAGGCGCTCAGGTCAGCTGCTGAAGTGACATAGAAAACAGCGCCAGCAAACGCGCCAAAAACCACACCGTAATCTAATCCTGCGAACCAGCCGAAAAGACCAGCGCCAGCCAGCGTGCCTGTCACGGTGAGTCCCGAAATCGGCTCGGACATTGATAAACCCCTTATCGCTGTTGGTGTCCTCACAACCGAATTGAGGGCATAAAAAAAGCCGCGTAGGCGGCTTATGGTTTAGTGAGTATTTCGCTTTATGTAAATGAGAAAAAGCCAGTCAAAAAATTTTGACGTTAAGGTAATCTTTTCCCCGCTACGATAATCATTTCTTGCCCTAATTCTTGATTCCTCATGCGTTAAGCCAGATGCCAAATGACGCTTGAAGGAGCTCCACTCATACTTTCTTGCATGAAATCCGCAAAAAATAATGACAACGGGAAGAATGATAAAATGTAGAGTGCAATCTGTTATTAGCAGCCAAAACCAGGTGGAGTAATTACCTTGACTATATAGTTCTAGAATATTAATTATTCCGATCATAAAGCGCCCTTTCTTGTTTTGCTGAAGGCCCATTATACCCGAAATAAAAAAACCTCGTGGGTACGAGGCTTTTGAGACTATTTAAGCTTTGTGACTACGTGACCACTCTTAACAGGTTACAAGAGTTTTTGCGTAGCGCACTAGAACTATTTTAAGCGACTTTCGCAACCCGGATTTTCTGGGTGTAGGCGTCCATTTCCAGCACCGCGCCGGTCATCGCCAGGCAACCATCAACGAAGCCTTCAGCCACCTGCAACTGCTGGCGGATCAGGCCTTCACTCACCTTATACATCCTTGCAATTTTCCGTTTGGACAGACCGAAGCGGTAATGCAGCATGATGAGAGTAACCTCTTCCGGTTTACGGACGGCGGCCAGACGCCCTACAGCGGAATCAACAATCAGACCATCATCATCACAGCAGGATTCGACCTTGCTGGATTCAGTCGGCAGCAGGCCTTTAAAGCCCGCGGCAATCGGTGACCAGCTCACGCCGGAATTATCGCGAGCCCACACACCATAACGAGCCAGTACCAGTTGAATATCACGCATTATTCTCTCCACACTTATTTTTGCTTGCCGGTAGCGATAACACCCATCGCCAGCGCGCGGTCTAATGTCTTCATGACCAAATACATCTGATCACCATGTTCTTCTTCCCAACCCTGGGTATCCGCATGAAGTGAGTCGTGACACCGTCTGCACAGCGGGATCACGAACAGGTCATGCGCTTTTGTTGCCATACCGCCAAAGCCATTGCCGGTTATGTGGTGCGGATCATCGGACCCGTTGCCACAGCCACAACATGGCTGGCGCTTTACCCATTGGGTGTATTTTGCGTTTTCGTACCGGCGGCGCTTCGGAATACGCAGGTATGATTCCGGTGTCTCCGGATCGATTGCCAGCGCCAGCACCGGTTTGACATTGTTCGCCAGTTCTTCACGTGGTTGCTTCTCCCACGGGTTGACGTCAGCCTCCTTGCGCTGGCCGCCGGGCGGGTTGTATTTCATTCCCAGTGCCGCGCAGACCACTTCTTCCGGCAGCAGGTTAACCACCCCTTTCGAAACCGCCCACCAACACAATTCAGGCAAGGTCAGGTGGCGACCATCAGGCAGGCCATACCGGTACCGGATTGCTTCTGTCACGAACTCGGCGGCGTTCGCCTGCGCGGTAGCGTCCAGTTTCGGCGACTCTTTGCCGTTAAACTCGTTGTCATGCGCCCAGCACAGGCAGACCACGCCGCGCCCGCGGGGCACCTGCACCAGCTCATGGTGATGAAACTCCCCGTTGTAGTCTGGACACTGGCACGCACGGTGGCGCTTCAACCACAGCGTCAGCGCATTCATACCGCCGACACTGGAAATAACCGCCGGAGAGGATAGAAAATTAGCCAGACGGGGATCCTGCGAAAGTGACTGAGCTTCAGCCGGTACCAGACCGTCAGGAACAGTATGCAGGTCGGCGGGCGCGTCGGTGATCAGCAGGCGTTTACTGCTGAAAAACTTCACCATGTCCGCCGGCAGTGCGAACTGCACGATCCCCAGTTCTCGCTGGGGATACGGTTTTAACAATGCTCTCACGCGTGGGCCTCCTGTTTCTGTCGCAAATAGCCAGCCCACAGCCCGGCAACCCATTCAACCCCCTTCGCCGTGAATCTGGCCTGGCGAAACGCGTGCTGATTCTGCTGGCTGGTACCGGTTTTCACCTCAAACCGGCCAGCCTCTAAATGATTGGCCTTTGGCGTCAGCTGGCCTTCCAGCCGGTAAACAATGTCTTTCTCGAGCAGGAACATCCGAAATTCAGGTTCTTTCGCATGCAGCAATTTGCAGACCGCGCGGAATCCCATAGAGCCCTTAGCCATGACGTACTGATCAACGAATTCTACTTTCGGAGCCGCCAGCGCCAGCTGTGATTCCAGTACCTGTTTTTCTTCGGCCAGATCAGCAGCCAGTCGTAAGGCTTCCGGCAATGACTGGGGCAACTGGTTTTTCAACTCCAGCTCCTGCCAGCGGTCCACTACCACGGCGGTGAACTCGGGCGACAGACGGGCAACCAGCACCAGTGAATCGCGCTTATTGAACCAGTACTCCTGATATTCTTCCCCATTCTGTTCGTGCAAATAGGGGGTGTGCTCCAATGGCGCGCTTAAAATTCCAGCAACAACCAACCTTTCAGCCGACCTTTTCACGTTGCTGTGCTTACTCTGCACCAGCTCAGCAATCTCACGGCTCGACATCGTTACCACTTTTCCTGACAGCAAACTGTTCGACATAATCACTCCACACGTTAAACCGGCTGCACACCGGCGGGTTTGAAATCAGTAATCGTTATTTCTGCCTTCCCTTCTTTGATAACC